ACTGATCGGGCATATCCAGATCGCCGATCACGTCGAGCGTCTGCATCAGCAGGTCGGGGTCAAAGTCGGTTTTTGCCACTAGGGCGTTTTTAGCGGCGTCGGCCATCTCCTCGGCCAGCAGCGTCTGCACGTTGCGGCTAAAGCCCTGCGGCATAGACCAGCCGTGGCGGATAGCGTGGCGGCCAATGGTGAGCGCCCCGGCATAATCACCGGCATCAACGCGCCACAGCATCACGTACATCAGCACGTCATCCTGCTGCGCGCCGTCTGCGGCCAGCACGCCGTCCACCCACGGCACGTATTTCGGCAGAACTTCCACCTTGATTTCGGCCTTCTTCACGGTGGACTGAATGCCCTTGAGGCGGCGGCGGTCTTCGCCGAGCTGCATCAGCATCAGCTCATAGCCGCTGGCGTGGCGAACACTGCCGCCCTGACGGGCGGCCTGTTCAGCCTGAACACGCAGCTTCCACTCGCGAGCGGGATTCAGGCTCATGGCTTACGCTCCCGCGCCGCTGTCAGCGTCTTCTTTTTCTGGCGGTGGTGGCAGAATCTCGATGTTTTCAACCAGCGCAGCGCAGCGGTAATCCTCAACCACATACGCCTCGTTGACTGACTCGAAGTTCTCAATGCGGTCACGTTTCGGGTTGTCGATCAGCGAGCGACGGCGGGACTCTTCCTGCCAGTAAATCGAGAGGTTATCCAGGCGAGTGATCAGCACGGCGTTGGCCGGGAAGTATGGCGCGCGCACCGCTTGCAGGCCGCCCATGCGTTTTTGGCTGATGATGAGATCGGCCGCCAGTTTGTTGGTGTTGTCCTGTTCGTTGTTGACCAGTGGAAAATATTTATCTGCCAGCAGCTCACGGCCGCAGATCACCACCAGTTCGTCGTCGTCCTGGAAAATAGGGTCAATCAGCTCGTTAACCGCATTCATCACCAACGCGTCGAGATTGGCATATGCCCCACCTTTGCCGATCTTCACTGGCACGGCAGAGGTTTCGCCGTCTTTGGTGGTGCTGCCCATCACGTTACCCGGCGCATCCTCTCGCACTTTCTGCAGCCAGCCCTTGTTCACATCCTGCAGCAGCGGGTTGGCGATGCGGTTGGACGTTTTGGCGCGGGCAAGACCGTTGAAACCAATCATGATGCGGTCCAGCGCCTGACGCTTCACGATTGCGTCACGGATGCGGGTCTGGAAGTCCTGGAACTTCGCCCACAGGTCCAGCTTCGCGTAGGTCAGCGCCGTGTCAAAATTGGTCTGCTCGCAACGATATTCAACATCCGTCATCACCGTCGGATCGGTTGGCTCACGGTCTTTGGCGGTGGTGTCAGTGGTGCCTGCAATGGTGCTGCCGACGCCAAGACCCAGCAGTTGGCCGGATTGCTCAGGCACGCCGATCACGTTGACCAGCGTCAGGAAGGCCGCCGACTGCTGAATAGTGTCTTCCAGCGTCTGCGCCACTGATGGCTCAACGTTAAACTTGCTGGACAACTCTTCAACCGGCACGCCGTTGAGTTTTGCCAGCTGCATCAGGTAGGCGTTAAAGGCAAAGCGGGTATTCTTTTTCATTGGATATGCTGCTCCTTTAGCAGTTGGTCATGTTTGCGGCTGGCGCATTGCCACCCGGCGCGCGCTGGCGGTAATCGGCGCGGCTGTCTTCGCGGCCCAGCTGCTGCTTAAGTTCGGTGAAATCGTTCACCTGCGTTTCCAGCAGGGATTCCAATTGGCTCAGGCGATCCGCCTGCTCGCCCAGCGCCTTATCGGTGCGGGTGCTGAATTCCTGCTGCTCGGTAGCAACCAACTCCACGGCCTGATGCACGTCAGAAAAGCGGGCATCGTCAGACTGCTGCTTTTTGCTGAACAGCGCGGTGATGCGGGCAAACAGCGCGGGCTTGTCTTCCACCTCTTCCAGCTCGATCGCGGTTTCGGTGGCGGCGGTGAACAGGTTTTCCGGGTGCTGTTTACGGTTCGCCAGCGGGTTGTGTTGCGCGCTGGCGCTGAAGGCCAGCATCTCGGTGCCGAGGCTTGCCGGGTCGTCGGTGGCAGCTAGGCCAACCAGGTAGGCTTTGCCGGTGTCGGCAAACTTGGTGCTGACTTCCATGGAGGTGAAAAGCTTCTGGCCCTGCTTTACCAGCGCCACAAGGGAATCTGTCGGCAGGATGTCGGCATATAGCGCCAGCTTTCCGGCCAGCGGACCGTCGGTGATCTCCTCGGTGCCCAGCGCGCTTACCGTGCCGTAACGGTTAAAGGTGCTGTCTGGCGAGTACGATTTGATGTGTTCAAGATTGATGGTCGCGGTGTAAACCGCCGGGTTGTAGGCGGCGGCCATCTGCTCCAGCCATTCGCGGGAAATTTCGCGTCCGTCCGTGGTGGCACCTTCCACCCCGATACGAAAACGCTTTGCTTTAACTGCCATAGGTCAGGCTCCGTTGGGTAAATCGCTTTGAAGCCTTATGTTTGCGGTTCAGAGGGGTGTGAAACAACGCGGGCACGTTGTGCGGGCAGCCACACAACGGCAGACGGCAGAAAAGGCTTCGGCGGGGCCGTATTTTGGGGCCATGACAACGACACTCGCCCCCGAAGACCTCGATCCCCGCAGGCAGGCCATGCTGCTGTACTTTCAGGGATACCGTATCGCCCGCATTGCTGAAATGCTGGGAGAGAAACCCGCAACCGTTCACAGCTGGAAGAAGCGCGACAAGTGGGGCGACTACGGCCCGCTTGACCAGATGCAGCTGACCACCGCCGCGCGCTACTGCCAGCTGATCATGAAGGAGACAAAAGAAGGGAGAGATTTCAAAGAGATTGACCTGCTGGCGCGGCAGTCAGAGCGCCATGCCCGCATCGGCAAGTTCAGCAACGGCGGCAACGAGGCGGATCTCAATCCGAACGTGGCGAACCGCAACAGCGGGCCGCGCAAGCCGCCGGAAAAGAACGTGTTTACCGACGAGCAGGTGGAAAAACTGCAGGAGATTTTCCACAGCTCCATGTTCGGCTACCAGCGCCAGTGGTGAGACGCGGGCAACAAGCACCGCATCCGCAACGTGCTGAAGTCGCGTCAGATTGGTGCCACCTATTATTTTGCGCGTGAGGCGCTGCTGGATGCGCTGACCACCGGGCGCAACCAGATTTTCCTTTCAGCCAGCAAGGCGCAGGCGCACGTCTTCAAGCAGTACATCATTGAGTTCGCGAAAGAGGTGGACGTAGAGCTGAAAGGCGACCCGATGACGCTCAGCAACGGCGCGTGCCTTTACTTCCTCGGCACCAACGCCCGCACCGCGCAGAGCTACCACGGCAATCTGTACCTGGATGAATACTTCTGGATCCCCAAATTTCAGGAGCTGCGCAAGGTGGCGTCCGGCATGGCGCTGCACAAGAAGTGGCGTCAGACCTATTTTTCCACGCCGTCCAGCCTCACGCACAGCGCCTATCCGTTCTGGTCCGGCGGCCTGTTCAACCGGGGCCGCGCCAAGGCGGACCGCGTGGACATCGACCTCTCGCACACTAACCTGTCGCCGGGCCGCTTCTGCGATGACGGCCAGTTCCGCCAGATTGTCACCGTTGAGGACGCCGTGCGCGGCGGCTGTAATCTGTTTGACCTCGACCAGCTGCGCCTCGAATACAGCCCGCCGGAATACCAGAACCTGCTGATGTGCGAATTCGTGGACGATCTGGCGTCCGTGTTCCCGCTGCAGCTGCTGCAGAAATGCATGGTGGACAGCTGGGAGGTGTGGGCAGATTTCGAAGCGCTGGCGCTGCGCCCGTTCGGCTGGCGCGAAGTCTGGATCGGTTACGACCCGGCGAAGGGTACGCAGAACGGCGACAGCGCCGGGTGCGTGGTGATCGCCCCGCCTGCCGTGCCGGGCGGCAAGTTCCGCATTCTGGAGCGCCACCAGTGGCGCGGCATGGACTTCCGCGCGCAGGCCGAGTCCATCAAAAAGCTGACGCAGCAGTACAACGTGACCTATATCGGCATCGACTCCACCGGCGTCGGCCTCGGCGTGTACGAGAACGTGAAGATGTTTTATCCGGCGGTGAAGGAGTTTGTCTATAACCCGAACGTGAAAAACGCCCTGGTGCTGAAGGCGTTCGACATCATCAGCAGCGGGCGTCTGGAGTTCGACGCCGGGCACCTCGACATCGCGCAGTCATTTATGGCAATCCGCCGCGCCACCACGGCCAGCGGCAACCGCCCGACATACGAAGCCAGCCGCAGCGAAGAGGCAAGCCACGCCGATCTGGCGTGGGCGACCATGCACGCGCTGGCAAACGAACCGCTACAGGGCGAAGCCGCCCACACCGGCAACATTATGGAGATTTTTTAAATGAGCAAACGCAGGAACCGCACGCGCACACAGCCCGTGCAGCAGGAACAGATGACCGGCGGACCAGCAGCGGAAGCGTTCACCTTTGGCGACCCGGTGCCGGTGCTGGACCGCCGCGAGCTGCTGGACTACGTGGAATGCGTGGTGATGGATAAGTGGTATGAACCGCCGGTGAGCTTTGACGGGCTGGCGCGCACCTTCCGCGCCGCCGTTCATCACAGCTCGCCGATCAACGTGAAGCGCAACATTCTGACCAGCACCTTCATCCCGCATCCGTTGCTGAGCCAGCAGGCGTTTAGCCGCTTCGTGCAGGACTATCTGGTGTTCGGCAACGCTTACTTGGAGAAGCGCACCAATAAGCTGGGCGGCGTGCTGGCGCTTGAGCCGGCACTGGCAAAATTCACGCGGCGCGGCACCGACTTAGACACCTACTGGTTCGTGCAGTACGGCATGAACACGCAGCCCTATGAGTTCACCAAAGGCAGCGTGTTTCACCTGATGGAGCCGGATTTAAATCAGGAGGTTTACGGCCTGCCGGATTATCTTTCGGCGATCCCGTCCACCCTGCTAAACGAGTCGGCAACTCTATTCCGCCGAAAATATTATCTGAACGGCAGCCACGCCGGTTTCATCATGTACATGACCGACGCCGCACAGAATCAGGAAGACGTGAACAACATCCGCCAGGCAATGAAAAGCGCTAAGGGGCCGGGCAATTTCCGCAACCTGTTTATGTACTCGCCGAACGGGAAGAAGGACGGGATTCAGATCATCCCGCTGTCAGAGGTGGCGGCTAAGGATGAGTTTCTGAATATCAAAAACGTGAGCCGTGACGACATGATGGCCGCGCATCGCGTGCCGCCGCAGATGATGGGGATTATGCCTAATAATGTTGGGGGGTTCGGGGATGTTGAGAAGGCTAGTAAGGTATTTGTAAGAAATGAGTTGAATCCATTACAAAAAAGACTAAAGGAATTTAATAGTTGGATTGGTCAAGAGATAATTAAATTTGATGATTACAACTTTTAAAATTAAGGCCTCAAGTGAGGCCTTGCAATTAAAAAGATGGTTTAACTTTCTCTTCGAACCCTTCATATACAGGGCGGTTCATTTGTGCTGTAGCGGCAATTAATTGAGAAAAATTAGATATACATTCTCTAACCTTAGTAGGGCTTTTCAATCCCCCATCAATCAACGCAGGCAAAAGCTGATTACTTAGAGCTAAACATATATCTACAATTGGTGCCCAAATTCTTTCAGCATCTGACGGAGAAACATTCTGTCCAAATGAAACTCTGAAGAGATTTGGCACGGTACGACCTAAGAAACTCTCAAGGCATTCAGTAATTGCCGAACATAGTAATGGAATCGCACCACGATACCTGAGGTATCCTAACTGTGCAGAATCGTTCTTAGACAACCCATCTTTCTTGGCTAAATTTATCTTCTTGTTTTCAATACAACGCATAAGTGAGTAAGCACAAATAATGTGTGATGCTTTAGTGCTATCATTAAAAATTTTTGAGTAGTGTGAGTCATTCGTCCAGATTGCAGATCTCTGATTATAAGCCACTGTTGGCTCACCATGAAAACTCATCAGAGCTTGCCCTACAGTGTAAGAAGGTAAAAGGTTAGGTTTTCTTCGTATGACACTCTCTGCTCCTCCTCTTCGACCACCTTCATACTCTGCATCAGGAAACGATTTAAATTCTATTTTTAATCTTTTCTGAATCTTATCCGTACTTCTGAAATCAGAAGCCTCTACTTTATTCTGGCTATTATTATATTGAATTATATTTTGTATTAAATCAGCATCACCATCTTTCACTTTGATAAATCGAGCTTGCACTTTCACTTCGTCAGGCGGTAATCTCGTTAATGAGCCAAGTGCCCCAGTAGTTTGGGCACCATTAACAATCGACATACCTCTTACCTCAAGGTTCTTCGCTTTGCTATTATGCTCATATTCATGTACTAATATTGTCACACCATTATTAAAAGCCCAAAACTCAGAAGAAGAATTTTCCGCACTATTCCTAATGCTATTGTTAATATTTGAATCTGAGGATCTTGAACCTAAATAATCCCTTACGTTTGCAGAAAAAATCTTCAGTTTATGTTTCTTATAAGCTCGAGAAAGATCTTTACCTTGTATCGTCGTGCAGAATGCACTCCAATTCCCACCCGTTACCTCGTACCCACCATCATTAACTTTAATATTGAACACCTCATCAACTAGAATTGGCGACAAAGACTCGCTATACCATTCCGTCAACCTGTCAGCTCCAACTTCAAGGGCATGTACTTGGACTTTTGATTCTTTAAATTCATGTTGAAGAATTGTATTTGCTGTTTGTTGTACGGTGACAAGCTCCTGTGAAACATTTTTTGACAATGGGAGATTGTGTACATACCAAACATATAAAGTTTTAATTTTTGATTGACTTATTAATGTTCTAATTTGCTGGGCTGAGGACCTTATTCTTTCAGGAACCTCCTGCAAATCTCTTTGTAATAACCATGCTAACGCTATATTTAGATCGCTAGCCTTATTTGCAGGTGCTTCTGGTCTATCTTTTGTTGAGTAATAACATTGAGCAAGAACGGCAAACTCTTCCTCTTCGTTAATAAATACTAAATCACATTTTTTATCATCATGCCCATCAGTAATAGATTCAGCTGCAACGCTGTCAATATCATCTATACGAAAATGCAAAGCTAATGCAAATAATGCTAATCCGTTATCGCCGTATGATTTCAAGTCTTCCCTGCTTTCATAAGCCTGCGTCCAAGTACTCATTGTCAATCCTTAGTAATGAATGTTCTTGAGAGACTATCTCCGTCACCCTACATGATCAACTGCATTTTATGTCGAAGCGCGCGCTCGTACCCCCGCCACGCCTGCGCGCTTTACGATGTGGTTTTCATGCACCTGCAGGACATAAACGAAAGCCCGCCAGAACTGGCGGGCCGGGGCAGAAATGATCCTTTTGGGATCATGCGATTTCATGCAGCATAGTCATGCACTCTCTGAGTTATTACCCTTAACCGGTTCTGGCGTGGAATAATCCTCAAATGACTTGTAGGTATCGGTATCAAAAAGCGATACGCCTTCAATCTGGTCCATAGGGATGACATGCCGAAAATGGGTGATGGTGAGCGGAGAAGAAACGGCTGTAATGTCTTTTTCTAGGTAAAGCTCGAAATATCTGTGCTGTTCATGGTAGCGCAACGTATCTTTGTCGCGATAACCACTGATGTAGGGAATGATTGCAAGGTGCTGTGTATCGTGATGCTCCATTCGAGGAGCTGCAACATAGCCGATATAGACCTTTCGTGATTTAAGGGTGACGAAAATCAGTTTCCCTTCATCAATAGCCTGAAGCAGAAGCGCCTCAATTCCATCCTGTGCAGCCATTTCTCTATATGCTTGCAACCGAGCATCTTCATTTTCAAGTGCCTTTTTAGCATTATTGCCCTGATCTATTGCAAGCCAGACAGCCATTGCTAGAGAGAGGATGAAAAAGAGGGGGTATGACATAACCTTGATATCTACCATCCACGAATACCAATCAGCGTGAAGACTGGGCCATATAAGCCCTAGTAGATTTACTATGCTGCTTGAAATGAGAAGGAGAATAAAACCTGAAGCTACGACACCAAAGCCTTGAATTGCAAATTTACATCCGTGCATTGCAACATAAAAATATGCGTTCCAGCCGTCGCTTCGAGCTAGCTTGATGCGGGATTGGTAATGATTTTGTGTGTACCAAAACCCGCATACTAGAACAACCATAATGATCAGCGGACCCATCAACTATCCCTGTCTTTTAGCAGCCAACTCTTCCATACGCGCACGCATTGAGTCACGTACCTGCTGATTTTTCATGTTAACCGTCGCTGAGCCGTTCAGGTCGGTGATAATTTTACCATTCGAATTGCTGACATCATGACGGATAGCTTCCTGCATGATCTTACCCGGAGCGGATAACATCCTTCTGAGAAGTTCGGTCATATAACCTCCTGATGACACAAACGCCGCTGGCAGCGGCGCTTACTGTGTGCTTCTACCTAACTATAGGACAACTGCAGAATAACAAAATTCGGCAGGAGATACTTCTTAACTCACTTTAACAACAGCAATCAACAATTTTAGATGAAATGTTCATCATGGCCTAACGCCTCGCGGTGCTCGTAGTTCAACCCTGCCGACGCCAAAAGCAAGTTTTGCCGCCAGCACGGTTATCAGTGTAACCAGCTGTCATCTTCCCAAACGTTTTGTAGGAGATCATTGAGACGGCGCTTATCCTCATCGAGACTGAACCCCAACATTTCAATGCTGGTATAACTTCCCTGCCGAACTCGTACAAGGGTTTCAGGAAACAGCGCTTGAATCCGCTTGCTGACTTCATCCTGAAAGGCACTCAAAATCGACTGGCTTAGTTTTTGATTTTTATCGAGTATGATTTCAACGCGCATACCTTCTCCTTCTAGTGATCGAGTGGGGCAGCGGAAAAGATTACAGAAAATTGCCTATTTCGAACTTCCATTTCTCCAGCAATATCCGCGATTAGGCTCAAGGCTATTTCCCTGTCGCCCTCCCTGCACAAACCTTCGCTTGCCAATCTGGCAATCAATTCAACACGTTCCAGCCGCACGCGCTCTTGTAAATCATCTTCCATCTTGCCCTCCCCACCGGAATACTGTACATAAACACAGTATAGTTATTTTGAATAATTGTGAAATGATTTTTTACGTCAAAATGGCACTAACCTCGCATGATGTGAGGAATTAATAATCATGAGGACCAATGAGTTATGAGAAAAGCGTGTATTGATTTGATGGCTGGTACTAAGGCCGTATTACTGTTAGCAGGCGATCTTGGAACAGGCCAGTGTCTACATATGGTTGTAGTTTCTGAAGATATGACCCAATCAGTTCCGACAGAAAAATGGGCAAAGGCGCTAGCTGTATGCCAGCAAAAAGCTATTGAGCTTAAGTATGAAGTTACCCGCATCCGTGGTGGTGCTCTGGCAGGGATTCCACGAGCAGGCTCATCCAATAATTAAATCCAACTCTTCCATTTATCATCTTCCTGCAGGCGTTCATTTTGGAAATAAATTCGCATTCCGGCGCCTGAGTTCAGGCTTCCGCCTGAGTTCAGGCTTCCGCCTGATAGAAGCATATTGATTTCTGCTGCGTCACCTTGAAAACCTCTCAGCTGTAACTCTGCGACAAGCTGCGCCTTCTGAAAACCATCAATTTCCTTAAGGCAGCTCTGTCTTTTCGGTGGCTTTACCATTCTGAGTCGCGCCAGCAATTCCCGTCGTTCTTTTCTACTCATATTGTCGAAGTCCACTGGCACAATCTGTGCCGCTTCGCCCTGTTCAGAAGTCTCAGGAAATTCAAAATCACTCTCTGATATGTTCATATTTTCATCATGGGGACAGTTATTGCCACGAGTCCAAGGGGCGCAAGCGCCCTTGTCGGCTGCCGCCTCCTGAACGTCAATGGCCTTACGAACCATTTTCCACTTAGTCGCGTGCGTGCAAATCCGCCCTTCAACTAAAGGCGACCAGATGCCATAAATACGTGTGCCGTGGTCGCCATAAGCGCTCGGCTCGTCGTTAAGCTCATATGCCGTTCTGGCAATGTGATGTTTGCGGGGGACCAGTACACCGCCCTGCTTCATGATGTAGGTGGCAAAGCAACCCGCATCAGCGGCGGCCAGCACAGCGTCGAGTTGAGCATTATCAAGTACCGGCGCGCCGGGCTTTTTGTCACTCTGCATCCGAAGTGCCTGGCTGGCTAGCAGGCGAAGTTCGCGGTAAGCCTGACGCCCCGGAATGCCAAAGAAACGGAACTGCTGCACACGGTGCAGTGATGCCCATGCGCTGACGTGCTCAGCGTTATCACGCAGTGATTTGCCTGTTTCTTTGCTGATTTCATCACCAAGCCCGCGCCCATCAATGTTTTTACTAACGTATTTAGCGATGTAGCTGGTCGGCGTACCTTTGCGTGAATCGATTAACTCAGACTTGAAACGCGGACCAGTGTTATTGCCCAGCTCCTCGCGGTCTTCGCGAATAGCGAACTTACGCAGCAACTCGGTGATCGAGCGGCGGTCTTTTTTGCGCATGAAGCACAACAAATGCCAGTGAACAGTTCCATCATGATGTGGCTCAGCAACGCGGACGCCATACCAGCGCATTCCTGTTTTGTGCATGGCTTTGCGGAAAGCAGCAAAAGTGCTGACCAGATAGTCGCTACTCTGTCGCACTGATTCACTGGTCCACTTTGGGTTTGGTCTGCCGTTGTTAAGCGTGGCGTGGAAGCGTGACGGGCAAGTGATGGTATAGAACACCGAACAGTCGCCCCGCATTTCAGCAATAAGCTCCAGCCCTTTAACGCAGGCCATCATTTCATTGCGTCGATGCGCCGGATTGCTGTTGCTGGCGTTCACCACCTCTTCCATATTGAGCGTGTCACCATCTGCGTTTACCAGCTCATGCGAACGGAAAAACTCCAGTGATTTGCGACGCTGTTCGCGCTTATGGATCACGGCCTCATAACTGACGTACGGCGATGATTTTTTATTGACCAGACAGGCGGCGCGTAGCTGTTCCTCTCGCCATTCGCATCGCATTTGCCAAAGCTTGCGATACCACCAATCAGCACACAGCATGCGAGCCAAAGAAGGCGGGATCAGATCGTAATTAACTGGTTTGCGGCGGCGTTTCTTTCTGCGCAGGTGCTCAAATGCGGGAGGGATGACATCAAGGCGCAATGCTTCAGCGGCAACAGCTTCCCATACCTGACGCACCTGCTCTGGTTTTACATCGTCAGAAACAAACAGATCGGTGCTTGCCGCATCAAGGCACATACTCATGTGCGCACCAACCAACGTTGATAACCTTTTTACCTCATTCTGATTCATTTCAGGCAGGGTTATCAGTCCCTCAAGCCCGTTATGGCTCGCCATGAAACGGAAAGAAGCAGATACCTGGCTATCGCGCACTCGCTCCAGCCGCTTGAGGCAGGGCCGGATTGTTTCTCGCAGATAGCGGGAATATGCCTGCGGTTTGCCTAATCCGTGGAAGAACTTAATTTTTTCCATCAGCGGCTTGCTGATGTGGGGCGGCTCAGCACTGACGTTCGCAACGATGATTAGGTCAGGGTTAAATCTCTGCTGCTCACGTGCCATTTTGGCGCGGCTTATGAGCCTGTCCTGCTCCATTTCACGCTGAATAGGATCGCGTGCATCATTGTAAAAATAGCGATTCCAAACCTCATCACTCAAAGCTTCGCGGCGCAGCTGCTCCTGCTGATTGTCCGCAGCATAAAGACTGATCAGGTTTGAAAGCGCAGAAACCGGCGCTACTTCCGCCGGGTCTGTTTGTGGATTGATTGCTTTTTTTGGTGCGTTCCACGGGTAAGCATAAGATCCAATCATGCAACCGTCTCGCCAGCCGCCATATCGATACCGCTCCAAATCAGGCCGCTTTTTGGTTTGCGTGAAGCGATAATTTCCGCTGCGCGCTTGCCTTCGCCAGCTTTAACGCCAACCGAACGAGCCACAGTGATTTTGGTAATGTCGAAAGCGCGATAAATACTGCGGGTGAAAAGCGTGTCGCTATTGGACAGGATTACCGGGTTATGCTCGGAAATGCCCAGCAGATAACAGGCCAGAGAGTGCTGGTCGTCCTCATTAAATCCACCTGTGTGATATTCGGTGAACGTGCCGTGATATGGCGGATCGCAATAAACGACATCACCAGCCTTTACCATGCCAAGCGTTTCCTGATAGCCAGCGCAAATGAACGTCGCGCGCTGCGCCTTCTCAGCAAACATTTCAATTTCATAAAGCGGGTAATAGGGTTTCGCGTAATGTCCGAAAGGAATATTAAATTCGCCCTTGAGGTTGTAGCGGCAAACTCCGCGATAACCGTGGCGGTTCAGGTACAGAAAATGTGCCGCACGCTCCAGCAGGGGCATTGATGCATTTTCATTAAATTCTTTGCGCACACGGTAGTAGCTTTCTTCAGTCGTGTTTTGGCTGAATAAAGCCATCGCCACCACGATAAACGGGCGCGTATGTTCTTTAATCTGGTAGTACATATTGATGAGGTCGGGATTAATATCAGCGACCAGATATTCGGGGTAATCGGTATTCATCATAACCGCGCATGAACCTGTGAACGGCTCAACAAGGCGATTACCAGCAGGAAGATGTGCCGACAGCTCAGTCATTACGCGGACTTTACTTCCCGGCCATTTCAAAATGGTATTCATAAGGCGGCCCCTTTGTAATGAGCGCTTTTAAGCTCGCTGACTTCCTTGCATGTCACGCAAACAGAAACGCCCGGCAGCGCCCGGCGTCGGGCTTCAGGAATTACGGCATCACATGACAGGCAGAAAAATTCGCTTGCGCCGGTAGGGTGCTGTTTAGCGTTTGCCAGATTGCGCGCCAGTTCTTCTTCAGCGCGCTGCTGCACTAAGTCCATTGAATCCGCCATTAGTGCAACGCCTCCTGCGCTTCGATCTCATAACGCTCAGCTTCCTGACGCAGAAGCTCTGCAGCTTCAACACCGCTCAAGCCTTTTTGCTGAATGCGCATAGCAAGATCAGTTAAACGTCGAGCTACCTGCATGCCCCGCTCGGCACGTTCTTCTGCGCGGGCGGATGTGATGATTGTGGAAAGCTGCTCGACATTTGCGTCGAATTTCCGTGTTTCGATATTTCGCATATTTAAATCTCCAGAATTTGGGCAAAAGAATGCCCGGCGGGTTTACACCATTAATTTTTGAGTCTTATTTATTCAGGTAAAAAACAGTCAGCAGTTGAAAAGCGGCCAGGCAAAATTCGGCCCCAGCGTGCAACTTTATTCATTGCGATGATTATTAGCTCGCGGCGGCGTTCATCGAAATACTCAAAAGGCTTTCCTATTTCCTCCGGTTTAAATGTCTTCGGATTCTCACGATTAGCCAGAGTCATTACGCAGAACTTAAATTCATCATTCTGATGATTGAAATAACGCAGCGCCGGGTTTGCGTTGTTATCACGCATCTGACGCCACCTTTTACGAAATTCATCAAACGTCATTGGCTGAATTTTATCAACACGCGCGCCCATCAAATGAATTTTGGAAAAACTGGCGGGTTCGTGTTGCTTTGGCACTTCCCATAAAACTCGCGTCATATTAACCACCGCAAATTTTACGCAGACGGTTTATTAAACCGGTGCGCTTAGTTGTCAGATCACGCAATAAAGGTTTTTGTTCAGCGCATGGATGCCAGCGCTTGCCGTTCTCGCCCATAATCCAACCGTTGCCATATGACATTGATGGGCTTTGGCGTTTCAGGTGTGCAGCAAATGAGATCATGACGCCCCCTCAACTTAAACCGACTGAAGCACTCAGGCCGCTAATCGCATCAACGGTTGACGCCAGAGTCGGATTGGCATGAATCCGAGACTGCACTGCCAATCCGGCCAGGGTGAGATAACGCACACCTGAATTGATACTTTTCACCAATGCGCTTCGGTTGATGGTGCTCATTTTTTCTTTCGATACTGCATACGCGGCAATCTGACCAACTTCAGCCGTTGCCTTAAGAGCATAAACATCCAGCTTTTCGGCAGTCAGTTCATTTACAGGCACAGACGGCAGGCAATGCATCTGTGCCAGAAACGCATCAGTCAGGCTTGGGTCTTCTGTCACATCCCAAATGCGCATTAAATCCGTCACAGTCAGCTGGTTCTTCTGTTCAGGGTTCAGCTTATTGCGGAGCAATTGCACATTCATGCCAGCAGCTTCTGCGACTTCCACCAGATTGTGGCGCAGCGCAAAGTCACGACAGGCGTTATCAAAGTGCGGGTATTTGGAAATCGTAAAATCAAACATATCAGGCCTTTCCCTATTCACTTAAAGTGAATCAACCGCCAATAATGAGTTGGAAACGTGAATGCCCAAAGGCTTTGCGCAGTTGCTCTTCTTTCCAGCGCGCATAATAAATACGGATAGGGCCGCCAGCTTTTTTGCAGCCTTTACGAATGGTGCGGGGCTCGATTGGCAGTTGTGGGTTGTCACCAGTGGTCCAACGATAAACAGTACGGACTGATACACCTTCAAGAGCGGCGAACTGTTCAGCGGTAACAACTGGTGCTGGGACTTTGATGATTGCGATTTCAGAAGCCATGATGCATGATTCCCTATTTGCTGTTTTGAACAATGTTGGCCTCTCATTCCTCAATGTTTGCCAACACATACACTTCACTGACGAGCAATGTAATTAACTTTAGGGCATTGGTCAATACCCGGAAACACTAATGAGCATATCAAAAAACAGTCTTGAGCCTCTCACTATTCTTGACAGGATTATTTCTGTGTATGGTTTTACGCAGAAATTACAGCTCGCAAATCACTTTGAAATGTCGGCTAGCTCCCTACAGAACCGCTACACACGCGGCACTATCTCTTTCGATCTAGCGGCTTTCTGTTCGCTTGAAACAGGAGCAAGTTTGAGATGGATACTCACCGGTGAGGGACCACAATTTGACGGCCAAACCTCTTCAGAAGGCCCTATTATTTTTGAGTCATTCACAATTAGTGATGGGAAACTGATCGAAAATTCCAATATGAGTATCGGCAAGGAATTGTTTAGCAGAATACCTACCAAAGGTATTGCGGTGCGCTCAGATGGAAAGCTTCACTTCGTTGAGCGTGAAGTATCTGTTTCAGATGGGCTTTGGTTAGTGGATATAGAAGGAACAGCAAGCATCAGGGAGCTCACTCTACTACCTGGAAAAAAGATTCATGTTACTGGCGGTAAAGTGCCGTTCGAGTGCGGTATTGACGAGATCATTACTTTGGGAAGAGTTATTGGCACCTATACCGAGGTTGCATAATGGCTATCCGCAAACTTCCAGAGGGTGGCTGGCTAAGTGAGTTATACCCTAATGGCGCGAAGGGAAAACGCATCCGCAGAAAGTTTGCAACTAAAGGCGAGGCTTTAGCGTATGAGCAACACACAGTTCAACAGCCATGGGATGAGGAACAAGCGGACCGTCGCACCTTAAAAGATTTAATTAAAGCTTGGTACGATGCGCATGGCACCACGCTAAGGGATGGGGAAAAGCGAAAGCTTGCTATGGAGCACGCTTTTGAATGCATGGGCGAACCGTTGGCGATAGATTTTGATGCGCAAATGTTTTCTCGTTATAGAGAGCGAAGACTGAAAGGTGATTATGCCCGTTCTAATCGCGTAAAGAAGGTATCCCCTCGCACGCTGAATCTTGAGCTTGCATATTTTCGTGCCGTCTTTAACGAACTAAGCAGACTTGGTGAATGGAGTAGTGAAAATCCGTTAAGGCATATCCGCCCGTTTCGGACAGATGAAAGTGAAATGGCTTGGCTCACTCATTCTCAAATAGCCCATTTATTAGCGGAGTGCAGAAACAGCGATCAAAAGGACCTAGAGACAGTTGTTAAAATTTGCCTGGCTACTGGTGCTCGTTGGTCAGAAGCTGAAGGATTGAAGAAAAGCCAAGTCACAAAATACAAGATCACCTATATAAAAACTAAAGGTCGCAAAAATAGAACTGTGCCTATTACCCAAGCTATCTTCGAAATCATTCCAAGTAACAAAACGGGGCGTCTCTTTGAAGATTGTTATGGTGCTTTTCGCTCGGCATTAGAAAGAACAGAAATTGAATTGCCGCCCGGTCAACTTACACACGTACTTCGACATACCTTTGCAAGTCACTTCATGATGAACGGCGGAAACCTTCTCGTGTTGCAGCGCGTATTAGGACATACTGACATCAAAATGACGATGCGTTATGCCCACTTTGCTCCCGACCATTTGGAAGAAGCAACCAAATTCAATCCATTGAGCGTTGCAGACTAAACTTTACACCTTGAGGTGAATGTAATGGCATTAATAAGATCAGATCACGAATTAGAACTAGCGAAAGAACTTTTAGATGATATTGAATTATCAAGGGTTGAGATAACTCCGTTATTTATGAAAGCTGCAAGATTAGCTCGACTCTGCGGAAGTGAAGAGTTTAAAAAGTGGATTGGATATGAACTAAGGGGCTATATCATCAATGAACAAATATCATTAAAATACATGTCAAAGACTGCTAGATGGATAAAGAAAGAGGAAAACCATGGATACTGGGTGCCTATATCTCAAATAGAGTCATCGATCAATACTCAAAAGATAAAATTAAATTCAATAGCAACACCCAATATTAGCGGCGTCACACAGGCCCTTAGGGTAATGGATGATCACTATAAAGCTGTTAATAGCACCTCAAATTTAATAACAAAGTACACTGGAATTAGAAGTCGTGCTCTAGGTATTTTACATGATTTCGTTTCTTCTGTTTACTATGAGAAAGAGCTTGATCATTTAGCAGAATCTATATTTGAAAGATATAAGAAGGATGTCGACACTTTAATATCAGACCTTTGCTCAGATGTTCTTCAACAAATACCCTCTGTTGTTAATAGGTTATCGGAAGGGGACCCTGAATCAGTGAGCCAAGCGCTCACTACTATTAGACGGATAATCGATAGCTTTGCAGATGCAGTTTTTCCACCAACAGAAGATAGCTTTGAAATTGGTGGAAATCAACTTAGCCTTGGATCTAATCGACATTTGAATCGGCTAAATGTTTATGTTCACAAACGAGTGAAAAGTAAGGGGCGGAAGGATAAAATTCGTCAGAACCTTGCGAACATTTATAGCAGGGTTTCTACCGGCGTTCATGCAGAGGTATCAATCGAAGAAGCACAATCTCTCTTTTTGAACTGCTACCTTCTATTAGGTGAAATTCTACATATTGGAGAACTGAGCGAAGTTGAATCATCCGAAACTTAATTGTAATTGCAAGTATTGAAAATTTGGGCATAAACTAACATAGCAATCTTCTAATCTATGCACACTCAATACTCAATCAAGTGCATGACTAGCTAAGTTTTGAGCGCCTGTTTAAAGTGGCGATAAAATGGCGATGGAAATGGCTAACGATGGCAAATAGAGGTTTAGCTTGTCATCGTAACTCACTGTTAAACAATGCAAGTTATTGTTTTTCCGTTGTTGTTCAACTTTCTCATAATCGCTTGGTCGCTGGTTCAAACCCAGCAGGGGCCACCAAATTTAGTGATTTAAATCATGCAGTTAAGCCACCTTTCAAGGTGGCTTTTTTGTTTTCAGAATCCGTCATTGGCAGCAAAGTGGCAGCAGAGTTTTTTCCAGCTTGCTTTTTTTGTCACCACACATCATTTTAGAGGACATCCGAAACTGGCTACTTAGTGCTTTTATATGGTGATTACATACATGAAATGAACTTTGTTTACTTCATTGTTAACGTTAGGGTTGATGCCTAATCAAGATATGATGTGAATAGCTGTTTTTCGCCATTCACCGCTAATTTTAGCAATATATTTAATTATAAAATAACATATAGTTTTCTTGCATCATTTAGTTTTTTATAGACATATAGATCATGATAACCATCAAATACTGCATTTTCCCTATAAAAAAATTAACGCAAGCTATATATATATTAACTCATTCACAATCATATTATTAATAGGCGCACAAAAAAAGGAGAATTATTAAGTGGACCATGAGCAATCACTTGCAGATATTTTTAGAGATTTCATGAGAGCACAATCGATTGATGAGGGTTATAGATTTCACTCTTTTTCTCTAGATGGACAGGATCGTGATGCAGGAGCTGATTATTTATTCACGGACTCAGATAGATTTTCTATAATAGAGTTCAAGTACAACACTAATAATTTAATTAGTGAGAAAAAAAAGACAAGACGCTTAACTTTATGTAAAAAATTACCAACCCGTACGGACATGACGGCTTATCATGATAAGTGTCATTTTATTACTTATTATAACATTAACCTTGAAACTATTCAGACGAACATTTATCGCAAGGAAGTTTGTAATAAAGCTATATTTGGAATGGGTTCTGGATTGACCGAAGATGTTTCCGATTTCTCAGGGTCACTTAACGCAGCCGACTTCGCTAGTAATTTCTTTAGCGCTCAAGGCTCACACTCATTGTCTTTGAAAGAATTTGAAACTTATTTAGCTTGGTTGCTAACTGAAACAAGTGGTTCATCAAAATCAACGTTAGAGTTAATAGCATTCAAGCCAAATTCAAAACAGCTATCAATTAAAAGGCTCAACTCCATTTCTGAAGCACAGGAGTGGGTAAAAGATCATATTGAGTCGCCTCCGCCTAAACCAAAAAGGAATTTCAGACCTTAATAATTTATGATTAACTATCAATTCACTCTTATTTAACTTGAGAAAGACTGCTATTTCTCTTCAAACGTCAACATATTATTGCAGCCATAAAAAATTTGTGGGAGGTATTCATTCGGGGGCGAAAATTTATAAATCTAAGATGTTCTTAATCATCAAAGCCCGTGGATAACGGGCATTTCATAGCTTAGCAACGATCATAGCCATAATGGTTGCTGCTGATTTCTTCCCGGATGCGGCGGCACAGGTTTAACGCTACCCGGTTTCATAATGATCTCAGAAACCGTTTCATGAGATTTAAACGTGCAGCTGCAATTAATATTTTGGCACTGGTTATAGCGCTCTTTAGTCGTTGCTGATACCTGAAAGCTGCTACGGGTATGTGCGGCATTCCCACACAAAGGGCAATTCATCATGATGTCGTCTCCAAACCCCAATTGAGATTAATATTATCTAATTTAACCATTTTGAGATAGCACTATTCCATTTCAAGTGAATCTATTTTCACTTCAAGCTCAATGCTGGTCGTATAACCATTGTCAGCGCTCAGGCTGTGCGTCAGCGTTGTGATAATCCATTCCCCGGTATCAATCTGCTGTTTAAACCCGCTGACCTTTACCGGCATTTCCGTGTAGAGATCCGCGCGACCACGCGCCAGCTGAATAGAGAACGTCGCCACCCCGCGCTGCAGCCTTTCCCACTGCATTTTGGCGGCGCGCTCGGCGTTGGCCCGGTTCGCATAGGTGCGGCTCAGTACCAGTACGTTTTCATCCGTGCCGATCAGGTAGTCGCCCTGCTTCGCCTCCGGCTCCTTCTTCTGCGCAGCAGGCTTACGGCGTTTACGCTTCACCGTGGTTTCCGGCTTCTTCTCCGGCTCGCGGGTGTGCAGCCAGCTCGCGATCACGCCGGTGTAGGCATCACGGTCAGCCAGCGTAAAGCGGTGGCCATCACCTTCTTTGCGCACGATGGTGATGGCGGGCAGCACTTTACCGCTCGCCGTTTTGCCCTGTCCCTGCCGGATAAACAGCAGGTTGCCATTTTTGATGCCGGCCACCGCGCCGCACTGTTTCGCCAGCCGCATCAGGAAACTGGCGTCTGACTCGTTGGTCTGGTCGATATGGTCCACGGCCATCTTCGCCACGTCGTCACCCATTGCCGTTTTGAGCTTGTGCCGCCCGGCAATCTCTTTCACCACCTCACCGACGCTGGTCTGGTGCCACGACTTTTCGCGCTTCGTGTTCAGCGTCTGCCGGAAGTCCGCGCTGCGCGCGCGCAGGGTCAGCCGGTCAGGCGTGCCGCTGTGCTCGATTTCGTCCACGGTGTAGGTGCCTTTCGGGAAAAGTGCCTCACCTTTCCAGCCGAGCGCCAGCGACAGCTCAACGCCACGGCGCGGCATCAGCAGCTGGCCGTCCGCGTCGTCCAGCTCGATGTCCAGCTGGTCCGCCTCAAAGCCCCGGTTATCGGTAAGCGTCAGGCTGATAAGTCGCTGCTCAATCTTCTGCGTCACATCCGCACCGGCAAGCGTCAGGCGAAACGCGGGCGCGTTCGCCTGGCCGTTAATCCAGCTGCCCGCCATCATGAGAACAGCCCGCCCACTGCTGCGCCCACTTTACCGGCGGCGTCGGTGGCTGCGCCCTGCATAGCCGACAGCTGATCGCTCAGGCTGCCGAACATCTCACCCAGCGATTCGTCGGTGCGCTTCAGCGTCAGCGTAAACTCAATGCGCCGGCACACGCCGTTGCTGAAAAACTCCGCATTGGTCTGGCTCAGGCTCTCGATCACGAACATGCCGTAAATCGTGCCGCTGCCCTCAATCATCGGCCACGCGCGGCCCAGCTCCGCAATCTGCTCCAGCGCGAACAGCGACAGCCTGCCGCCGGTGATTTCCGGCAGCAGCACGCCCGACAGCGTGATCGTGTCGTTGTCCGGGCCGAGGAACTGCAGCGCGGGCCGCACGCCCACGCGGCTGTTCGACGGGAAGCGCCAGCTGCGCTGGAGCTGCAGCTCCTGATACGGCACGGTTTTGAGCATGAAAACAAACAGGCCCAGCGTCATCATCATGATTCAAATCCTCCACGATCTCGGTAGCTGCTGCGGGCGCGGGACTGCGCCTGCCGCTCTTTCGCCTCAAGCCTGCGCATCACCTCGTCCACCACGCCCTGCGCGCTCTGTCCCGGCTGCTGCACGATGGTGATCGGCGCGTGAATGCTCACGGGCGCGGTAGTTGCTGCAGACTGCTGGCGCGGTGCCTCCTGACGGTACGCCTGCGCGGGCAGGCTCAGCGGGTGCAGCGGCTTCGCCTCTGCCGTTCCGGCTGCCATGCCAAGCGTCATTGCGGCCATGGCCGCCAGCTGCGCGGTGCGCCTGCGGCTGGTCACGCTCACCGGCCCGCCGACGATTTCCGGCCCGTTCTCTCCGACCACGCCAAACTGGCCCGCCGGGATATTGCCGCCGGTGTCGTACATGCCCGCAAACGCCGGGAAGCCGCCCGCTGGCAGCTTAACCCCGCCACCACTGACGCTGGCGGCCTGCGGTGCCTGCGGCAGCTTCGTGTTAGCCGACGCCTTGCTGACGAGGCCGAACTTATCCAGCAGCTCGCCGATCCCGGCCTTCAGGCTGTCCAGCGGATGCATCACCATGTTCAGCCCGTCGGCCAGCGCCTGCCCGAACGCTTTACCCTTCGCGGCGGCGCTGTCCAGCTCGGCCGCCGTGGACTGCACCGGCGTCAGCAGGTCTTTAAACCAGCCGAACAGCGCCTGCACCTTGTCGCCAATCCACTGGAACACCGGCTGCAGCGGTGAAAACGCCTCGCTGATGGGACCGGCGGCGGCCCGGAAGCCGTCCACCACGCCGCCTAAATACGCTTTAATTGGCGCCCAGTATTTCCAGATAACCAGCGCCACACCCGCAAGTGCCGCGACGGCCAGCCCGACGGGACTCAGCAGCGCGCCGAGCGCCCATACCACGCCCGTCAGCACCGTGCGCAGCAGGGCAAAAGGCGACTTCACCAGCCACATCAGCGCGCCACCGGCACCGCGCACCGAGGCGGCCAGCGGCGCAAGGGCGGCACCTGCCAGCCCGCGCACCTGCGCGCCTAGCGCCCGCACCCCGGCCATCGGGTTACGGAATGACGCAACCAGCGTCTGCCCGGCGTCCTGCGCCTTCTCTTTGATTTTCTCCAGCGCGCCCTCACGGAAGGCGTTCAGGATGCCGCCGCCCTCGTCCTCATCGTCACCGCCGCGCAGGGACGCCAGCGCGTCCCGGATTTTCTCCAGCCAGTTCACCGACTCCCCGGCCTCGCCGCCGCTGAACAGCGAGAACAGCTTTTTGATGCCATCGCCGGATGACACTAAACCGGGCGCAAGCTTCGTAAACGCCTTGCCTAATCCGCCCAGCAGCGGCGAGAGCTTCGCCAGCCCTTTCAGGCCCAGCATGCTCAGCCCGAAGCGCAGCATCAGGATCGGACCGAGCACGGCGGCCATGCCCACGGCGAGCGTGCCGAGCGCCAGCGTTACCGTCGCCACCACGGCGGCGATTTTCATCAGCCTGCCGACCAGCTCCGGGTTGGACTCCACCCAGCGGCGCATGGTGCCGGTGACGCGCTTCACCGCGTCCATGATTTCCATCAGCGGCGCGCGCAGCGTGTCGCCGAGGCTGCTCAGCGTGTTGGCCGCGCCGGTTTTTACCAGCAGCCACTGCGCGGACAGCGAGTCCTTGTTGATGTCGGATTCTTTCTGCATCGAGCCGCTGGCCGCGTTGCCCTGCGTCAGCAACAGCTGGCGCCGCAGCTCCGGCATGTTGTTGGCGAGCTTCGCCGCATCCTTGCCGAACTCCTTGCCGAACACCATGGTCATCGCAGTAAGACGCTTGTCGGCGGGCAGGTTGTTCACCTTCTCCAGCACGCGCTGAATGGTGCCCATCGCATCCGTGGTCATCTGTTTTTCAATGGCTTTCGGATCGAGCTTCAGCAGCGCCATGCCGCCCATAAAGGTCTTGCCCTGCATGGTGGCGACGGAGAGTTCACGCACCATGGCGTTCGCCGCGCTGGCGGCGGTTTCGGACGTTGCGCCGAGGCTCAGGAACGTGGAGCCGAGCGCGGCGGCCTTGCGGTAATCCAGCCTGTCCGCCACGCCGCCCATGCGCTGCAGCACGTCGATAATGTCCGATCCCTTGGACATCGCGTTATCGTCCAGGTAGTTCAGCGCGTCGCCCAGCTGCTCGATGTTGCGCGTGGGGATTT